CTCTACATGATATGTAAATAGATGCTGCTAGTATACCATCTCTGTTATCACCTCTAAATGTTAATTCGTATTCCGAAATCTTTTTATGGTATTTAATAGCGTCATCAATAATCATCTTTGGAATACCAGCATGTTGAGCCATTGTGGTAATAATTTGAAATTCATCATACTGTGATTTCTCTTTATATGGCATTGATTGCCACTCGGTATATCGTCTTATCTTTCTCATTTCATACGACATTGGACCCATACATAAAACTTTACATCCAAATGAAGATTCTTGTAACAATGGATTTATTGGCATTCCACACCTTGTTGGATCTGAATTCTGATTATCATCAGCACCATAATATCTCCATTCAGCTGACTGGTCTACTAAATCTTTGTAAATAATTCCACATTTTAAATTAGTACATGTCAAAAACCCTTCATCTGAAAATGCTAAATTACTTGTACATCTTTCACAATTCTCTCTATTTCCTGAACCATAAATACACTCCAATGGAATTGTTTGCTTTTCTGGATTTTCTATTTCTGAATCGAATATATTCCATAGTTCAGTCTTATTTATATTATTATTTTTTCGTTTTTGACTCTTATCTTTGCTCATCATATTATATTATCTTTCATTAGATAAAATATTTTTAATTCAATTTTATTTATATTATTTTTCAATTATTTTTTTAAGATACTATAATATATGGGAAATATTACTTCTACTAATTCAAATAAGTCTGCCGAAACTGAATTTAAAAACTTTTATGATGTCATAGACTATATTGCTACATATTATATTCTTACAATGGATTTCAAGAGTTTAAGCAAACTTTCTGAAAAAGCTTATTGTGATAAATTGGTTGTTCTAACTTCTGAAATAATTGAAAGGTATTTTAATGATATGGAAATCACATACCTCGCACAAAGAATTAAAAATGGAGTTGAAGTTAACGACCTTAATAAAGAAAAGGTTATTTTTATTAATAAAGATAATCTTGAAGGTTTAGATATTTCTAATGATGCTCAAAAAAGTATTAAAAAGAAGCGTGTATGTATAGGCATTGCTAAATTTTATGTAAAAGTCGCCCATATATTTGCTGCTATTGTTATGACAATTAATCCTGTTTATACATATAAAGATGCTACTGGACAAACTGTTAAAACCGGATTGTTAGAAAAGGACAAAATTCCTAAAAATGTTAATAGAAAGTTATATAAATTAAATATTTGCGATAACAGAATTAGAGCACTTAAAAAAGGTGAGATCATTGATGATATCACTGGAAATGTTACTCTTCAGCCTAAAGTTTGTGATATGAATGTTAACAAAAATGGACTTGATAAAACGGTTGCTGATGAACCAGGTATTACTGAGCTTATGAGACTTTATCTTGATGATAATTATGATTATTCTAATGGTAATTTTACAGGAATGACTGATTCAACTAAATCACAATTCATGAAAGATTTAAAACTTTTTTATACTGCTTTTACTGGTAATGAAACTATGCCTCCAGAAATTACTAAATTTAGTGACATTAAATTAAGAAATTATAACAAAAAAAGTGGTTGTCAAGGTACAGCTCCTGTACTTAAAAACAAATATACATTAAGTAAAAAAGATCAATTATTTATTGATTATGCTGAAAATACTAAAAAAATGATTCAAACTGCTGCTGATAATCAATCTAAATTATTATCTGTTATTAATGAATTATTTACATATGTTATTGATCCTTATTCAGGAAAAAAGGTCATAAGAATTAATCCAAAATTAAATGATGAATTATTACAAAAAGCGGTTGAAAAAACTAGACGTTTTATTGTTGATTTGTATATTAAATGTGAAACTGATTATGTAAATGGTGTTAAATTATATGAAGCAATAGTTGAGTCAAAAATATTAGAAACTACACAAAAACAAATAGATAATCTTAAAACTGAAGCTAAAAAAATTATAACTGAAACTAAAAAATCAACCGCGCCTGTTGTTCAAAAACCTGCTGTTATTGTTGCCGGACCATCAGTTTCATCTTCTATAATTCAATCTACATCAAGTGTTCCATCTACATCAAGTGTTCAATCTACATCAAGTGTTCCATCTACTTCAAGTGTTCCATCTACTCCAAGTGTTCCATCTACTCCAAGTGTTCCATCTACTTCAAGTGTTCCATCCACTTCAAGTGTTCCATCTACATCAAGTGTTCCATCTACACCAAGTGTTCCAGATACATTAACAAATTCAATGGTATCTCCAGCATCTACTATTCCATCTACTATGCCACCACCTCCATCTATTACAGGAGAAACACAATTGGCAACAAGTAGTTTAACTTCTACTGCGTAATTTAGAAATAATTAAATAAATAAAATAAAATATTTATTTAGTATATAAAATGGTTCAAACTCGTAGTATGAGACGCACTAAAAAGCAAATTTACCGTGCTCGTGTAAAATCTTCCGTTTGCCGAAAATTATCTAAGGACAAATGTAGAAAGAAGAATGGTTGTAAGTCAACTAAGAAAGGACGCAGACGTTCTTATTGCCGCAGCATGAAAAACCGCAGTGCTTAAATTATTTAATACTTAATAAAGATATAAAATTATATAAAATAATTAAATATTATATTATTTTATATGATTAGTAATAATATTAAAAAAATGAGAGAAACAAAAAATAAAACAAGAAAAATAAAAGATAAAACATCTACATCATTATATTTAACACCTGAACAACGAGCAATTGTATGTAAAAATTCAGCAAATACATATAGTACTTTTGAAGATAAGGTTGAAGAATTATTCAAAAAACAAAAGGTTGATGTTGTATCTACAAGTTTTAATTTAGAGAAACAAATCGTTTCTGAACTAAAACAAGCTGTAAATCCAAAAGGTGTTAAACCAAATGAAGATTTTTATTCATATATTAATGACAGATGGATTACAGATTATGAATTAACAGAACAACAACAATATATTGTTCAAATAGATGATTTTAGAATTGTTCAGGACAAAGTTTATAGAGAACTTATACAAATAATTGAAGATTTTATATCTAATCCTAAAACAAAAGGTTCTAAAAAAGCAATATGTATTAAAAAAGCATATAATTCATTTAAAGGATACAATACAGATGAACAGACTAAATGTTTATCAAAAACTGTAGTTGAATTTGTAGATGAAATAAGAAAGGATAAAGATAATGTATGGAAAAGATTAGGAAATATGAATAAAAATGAAATCATATCTAGTGGATGTCCTTTTGTTTGGTCTATTAATCCAGATGATAAAAATCCCGATATATACAAATGTTATTTAGAACCTCCTCAACTATCAATAATTGACATTGATGTATATTTTGATGACAGTAGTGATAATGAAGAAACAAAAAGATATAAGAATAATTATAGGAAAAAATTTTTTACATATTTAAATAACTTGTTTACAATTGTTTTTGGAGAGAACCATGGATTTAATATTAAAGATGTATTTGATACAGAATTTGAAATATTAAATGCTATGGCATGTGATTTAATTAAAGAAACAGATGAAGATGATTATAATTTAATATCAAAAGATGAAGCTTTAAAAAATTTTGGATTTAATTGGGAAGAATTCTGTAAAGCACTTGGATTTAAAAAAATACCTGAAAATTTTGTAACATCTAATGTAAATTATTTATTATGTGGAACTAAATTATTACTTGAAAAATGGGACAGTGAACAATGGAGAACATATTGGATTTACTTATATATACGTCAACAATGTAGATGGAATAAAGAAGGAGCTGAAAATTTTTATCAATTTGAAGGAAATTTTGTTAGAGGTCAGACGCGCACAGTTGATGATAGTATTAGACCTGTTTTCCCAATGGGATTTTTATTTAACACATTTTTATCAAACGAGTATATTTCAAAATATAATAACCCTCAAGCAATTAATTATGTTAAAACAATGGCAGAAGATTTAAAAACTGTATTTATTAGAATCATTAAAAGAAATGATTGGATGCAGCCAAAAACTAAAGCTAAGGCTTTGGAAAAATTACAAAATTTTAAATTAACTGTAGGTTCACCTGAGATTTTGAGACAAGATCCTTTACTTGATTATAAAGAAGATGACCCGTGGGGTAATTTAATGAAAATGTGTCAATGGCGACACGCTAAAGCTGTTGAATTAGTTGGTAAAAAAATTACAGATATTCCTGTAATTGATTGGACACAAATTCCTCCAAAGTTCATAGGAACTCAAGCTTATGTAGTAAATGCCGCGTATACTCCAACTGAAAATGGCATCTATATACCTTTAGGATATATACAAAAACCTTTTGTTGATTTAGATGAAAGAGGTTTAGAATATAATTTGTCGCGTATGGGTTTTACTATAGCACATGAAATGTCACATGCTTTAGACGATTGGGGAAGTAAATATGACGAATTTGGAAGATTAAACAATTGGTGGACAGAAAAAGATATAAAAGAATTCAAGAAAATTCAAGAGGATGTTATTAAGCAATACGAAGTTTTTGCGGGATATGATAATATAGTATTTGACGCTGAACCAAGTATAGGAGAAGATTTAGCAGATATTTCTGGATTAGCTATTTGTCAAGAATATTTAAGAGATTTTCAGCTTAAGAATGAAGACATTTTACCAATTCAATCTTTATCATATGAAGCCTTTTTTATATTCTTTGCTGTTCAATCCAGACAAAAAATTTCTAAGAAGGCTATTCTAGCTCAATTAAAAACTAATCCACATCCTTTAGATAAATATCGTTGTAATGTTCCTTTATCCAGAACTGATGTATTTAGGGCAATTTACAATGTTAAAAAGGGAAATAAAATGTGGTGGCATTCAACAAATAGTGTTTGGGGAAAATAATTGATTTATTTTAGAAAAATTTAAAAAAATAATTTAGGCGTTCATAAATTTTTTTTGTAAGTTATATATATAAATGGCAAGAACTCATCGTCGTCGCTCAATGTCTAGATCTAGATCCGCAGCTCGTGGTCGCTCCCGTACTGCTCAAAGAACCGCTTCCCGTCAAGCATCCGCTGCTGCTGGTCGTGCTGCTGCCGCTGCTCGTTCCGCTTCCGCTGCCGCATCCCGTGCTGCATCTGCTTCCCGTAGTGCCTCTGCTTCTCGCAGTGCCGCTGCTGGTCGTATGGCCTCTGCTGCTGCTTCCCGTGCTGCCGCTGCCGGTCGTGCTGCCGCCGCTGCTGCTTCCCGTGCTGCCTCTGCCTCCCGTAGTGCCTCCGCTTCTCGTTCTTAAATTATAGAACGTTGAAAGGTAGTTTTTATTTAAATATTTAATAATAGTCATTAAATATTTAATGTTTTTAATATATATAAATGGCTACAAGACGTAATAAAATTACAAAAAGAAATAGAACTAGACGAATGAGAGGAGGTAAAAAATCAAAAACTGGTAAAAAATGGGTTACTGCGATTGATGCTGCTTCAGCTACTCTAGAAAAAACTGGTTCTATTAATGCGGCTAAAAAAAGTTTAAAGAAACAAGCGTTGTTTAACGCCCGTAAATTATTCGGTTCTGTTGGTGTATAATTTGATATTTATAAATAATTTAAAGTTATAGCGATTATTGATTATAACTTTAAAATGATGAACCTATTTGAATGTGCTATATGTTTATTTTTTATATGTACGATGTTTCCATCTTTTCACATATTTTGTTTAAATTCAATTGATAATGTCGTAACATATTTTTTTCCGCGTTTAAAAAATGATGATTAAATATTATTTATCAACTATTACTTCTCTTGATATTTTTTGTATAATTTTTTCCTCTTTTTCATAATCATTATCACCTGGTCCTCCCATTGATTCAACAATAATTTTATTATATTGATCCGAAAATTTTGAATTATATTTGTTATAGTCAGGATGAAGTTCTTTAAATTTTGGTATTAAATTTTGATTCTTACAAGTAACTCTTCTAACAGCTTTATGTAATTTCTTTTTCTCTTCATCTTTTTCCCACTTATTTTCATCTTTAATATATATTGTTTCTCTCTTCTTATCTGTACAATGAACTGGTCTTTGAGTAACATCCATTTCTTTAAGGTTCTTAACAATGATACTAGAAATACCTTCAACATAACCCAATTCTCCAACCTTTTCTAAATCAGAAAGTTGTAACTTAATTGAATCGACAAAATCCATAATATTCATAGCATCTTTACATGTTTCATTAAGAAAAAAGTTTAAATTAAATGCTTTATTATGTGAATTCGTATGAGTAGTATTATTAGTAGTATTATGTGTTCCATTTTCAATAACCTTAATAATCATATTTTGTTGTTCTAACATTAAAGTTTTCATTTCTTTATTTTCATTAATTAACATCATAATTAATTCTTTATCTGTTATTTCATTTTTTTCAATTGTATGTTCAGCTTTTTCTTCAAAAGTATTACATTTTTGTTTGTGTTTCCATAACCCAGCATGTGTTTGATATATTTTACTACATTTTTCACAACAAAAATTTTTGCTTAATTTTTGCTTAATTTTACTTCCATTTATTTCCATTAGATGTTTTGATGACAATAAATGATTCTCAATATTACTTTTTCTGTCGGTAATGTAGTTACATTTTTCACAACAATAATTTTTGCTTAATTTTTGCTTAATATTACTTCCAAATACTTCCATATATTGGAAGTATAAATTAAGTTTAAGTCTTTAATGAAAAAAATAATAAAATTTTATGATCACAATTTAAGAATTATTTTTTTGGTAACCAGACGCTAATTTTCAATTATGGTCTCACAATTATATTTTTCCATAAAATATCCAAGGATTTCAAAAATGGACAAAAATAAATGTCCAAAATCAAAATTCATAAAAACTTTCCCAACACTTTTTTTGCATTTTTATATAATAAATTGAAATTCCTACTTAAAGAAATCTATCCTCAATTTTGTTTAAAAGTTCATCATCATAAATCAAATTACCTGACGGTTTATATGAGTTAATTGGTGTATATTCTTTCTTTGGACCTTTGCCACCCTTTTGTTCCATATTTTGACCTCTCAATATATAATCATTTGGATTTGAAGGTTCTATTGCCTTTACATCATTATCATCATTTTCTTCTACTTTTTTACCATATTCATTAAGAGTTATACCAGTTTTCTTTTTTATTTCTGTTCTAACATATGAAGGTACCCAATGATTCCATGATATAAAAAGCAAATTAGGATGTATATATCTTACGTTAAAACCATTTGTTTGTAGTTTACTAATTAAATATGCTATACATCCTGCTTGATCATATCTTGGTACGCCAATTATTGTTTCTGGAACCAAAAACCAGCATGCTTGTTCGTCTACCTTTTGTCGCGATACTGTTTTAATTTTGACATGAATTCTATTTAAAATCTTATTAAATAAATCTAATTTATTCAAGTCTTGTTTGCGTTTTTTTTCATATAATTCGTCTATATTGACCTTTTCTGAGAAGTCTTCGATATTTTCCAACGTAAATATATTTGCCATTTAAATACATTTAAGAAAAAAAAATAAAAATTTAATCTATATTATTTAATTTTCATTAATAATAATAATAGCATAAAGATAATTTAAATCTTAAAATAATGACAATTAAACACTTGGTTATTTCTGGTGGTGGTCCAATAATGATACAAATCCTTGGTGCTATTCAACATCTTGAAAAAAATGAAAAAGTGGATATGAAAAATATTGAATCAATTTATGGAACATCGGCAGGAGCAATTGTAGGTGTATTAATTTGCCTTAAATTTGATTGGGAAACCATAAACGATTATATTATTAAACGACCATGGCAGGATGTATTTCCTATTAAAGTTCAAAATATTTTTGATGCCTACACTAAGAAGGGAATCTTTGATATTAAAACAATTGAAAAATGTTTTAAACCACTTCTTGATGCTAAAGATATTCCAATGGATATAAATTTAGAAGATTTTTATAAATTATCTAATATAGAATTACACATATATTCATTTGAAATTAATGAGTACAATGTACAAGATATATCTTATTTGACGCATCCAAAATTATCTCTTATGACTGCTATACAGATGACATGCGCGTTACCTATACTAGTTACACCAGTATGTATTGATAATAAATGCTATATTGACGGAGGAATGGCATGTAATTATCCATTAAATTATTGTATTGAATCAGGTAAAAAACCTGATGAAATACTAGGGTTTAAAAATAAATATAGAGACGAAAAAGAAAATGTAAATTCTGATTCTACAATGTTAGATTTTTTATTAAGTTTTTTATTCAAAGCTGTATTTAGTGGTAATACTGATCATAATCAACAACAGATTGAAAATGAAGTAATTTGTGATGCCCATTATTTAAGTTTTGATATATTAAAAAACACATTAAGTAATGTAGAAGTTAGGCGTGATTTATTTAAAAATGGCACAGAAACTGCTGCTAAATTTATAGAACAGTGTTTAAAAATTGCGTAAGCGTTTCTTTTGAAGGTTTTGCGTCATATTCAATAACTTGTCCATCCTTTAATAATTTTATGGTAGGATAACCTTCAACATTATATTGATTCATCATCTTGTCAACTTCAGCAGTTTCTTCAGAACAATTTACCTCTGTAAATACAACTTTGTATCCATTAATTGTTTTATTTTCATATTCAGCTTTTAAGTCATTCCATATTGGCTTAGCTGTTTTACAATGAGGACACCAATCAGCATAGAAAAATAGAACTTCGGCTGTACTACCATTTCCAGATCCAGATCCTTCTTGTACATTTTCACTATTTGGTTGATATTTTGCTTTCATTTGAGGTACCATATAATAAAAATAATAAAAAGCAGCAATAATACCAAATAATACAACAGCAGCAATAATAATTAATGTTGTGCTATTTAAATTACTTCCAGCACTTTTAATTCTTGAAAAAATACTAGTTGAGTCTTCACCTATTGGTAAACTTTGATTAAAGTTAATATATTTTGCAGTAGCCATTTATATATATTCCAGAAGAAATTAACATTCTGTTTTAACGAATACAATATAAAGATATTAAATTAATATATTTATATGTTATTTAGAACTAATACAGGTGAGCTAATTGAAATAAAAAGGTATAATTATCCAAATGATAAACTATATTATAAAAAAATCATGGAAATTAAACAACCTTTTTCTAAAGCATTTCTCTCTTCAACTAAATTAGAAAAAACTTTTGATAACAAAAATAACTAACAAACCTATGAATATAGTGAATACATAACTACATATTATATTTAAGTTAAGTTGTGACTTAAGTTTTTCAGAATTTATAACTGAACTAGCCTCTCTTAATTGGTTGGTTTGTTTATTGTTTAAATAAATCGTATAAACCAAAATAATTAATGTTACAATTTTCATTAACAAAGATGTCATAAAGAAATTGCTTAATGGACTAACTATAAAAAGAACTATAAGAAATATTGAAGTAGCTGAGCATAAGCAAATTTTTTTTGTTTCATCTGTAAAAATCATCAAGTTAAATGGGGTATTTGAATCCATATAATTTTTATATATATTTTATTTTTTATATTTAAATAATATATAATGACACAAACTCGTAAAAATAGAAATACACATAATAAAACTAAAAAACGTGTATTTACAAAAAAAGATTATGAATCTGGTGACGGTATGATGACCAAAATTTGGGGACCTGCTATGTGGCATTATCTTCACACAATGAGCTTCAATTATCCGGTTGAACCAACACTAGAAAATAAAAAAAATTATAGAAACTTTGTTTTAAACTTAAGAAATGTGTTACCATGTAAGTATTGTAGAATAAATTTAACAAATAATCTAAAAAAGAAACCATTACAAATGTGTCATATGAAAAGTAGAGAAACATTCTCACGTTATATTTATGAACTTCATGAAACTGTTAATAGAATGCTGAATAAAAAATCACATTTAACATATTGCGATGTTAGAGATAGATACGAAAACTTTAGGTCAAGATGTACTGAAGAAAAACCTAAGGTTTTTACATTTAAAAAAACTACAACAAGAAAGAAGAAAGAAAAGGGTTGTACAGAACCATTATATGGTAAAAAAGCTAAATGTGTTATTAATATTGTACCTCAAGAAGATAAATCTGCTACATTTCAAATAAATAAAGAATGTATAAAGAGACGAGAATAAATGTATATTTTAGGTTATATACATTATAATTAAATATTTTATAATTATAATATATGTTAGGAAAATTAAAAATAGGAAGAGAAAAAGTAGAAAAAGTATCAGATGTAAAAGCCGTACCAGATACAAAAGAAGTAGCAGATACAAAAGATGTACAAGAAGTAGCAGATACAAAAGATGTACAAGAAGTAGCAGATACAAAAGATGTACAAGCAGTAGCAGATACAAAAGAAGGATCTGAAACAGGAGTATTATTTGAACGAGAGGGATTTAAAAGAACTGGAACAGAACTATCTTCAATATCAATTCCAGAATTTATACTAGGAGAACCTTATCCGTACTTTTATCATACATGGAATAAAATGTTATTATGTAATTTAAATGATGTTTCTGAAACATTTCATATAAATAATTCAAATGATTTAGACATCAATATTTATGTATTCAATAATGATTTGAAAGATGTTAACTCTAATTGTAGTAATTTTGAAACACAACACCATAAATATGGAAATAGTCTTCAAAATTATTATACAATAGTAAACCAAACAACTGGAAGTGTAGAACCTAATTGGAAAGAGATGGAGAGAATAGATATAACAAAGATAACACCAATTTATCTTCAAAAATGTGAAAATATAATGACAACTCTTCTTTTTATGCCTTTAGATCAATGTCATGATTTCAGAGGTGGCAGAACAGCCGGATCATCATCATGGGTTACTGAAATATCAAAAGGTGTATTAAAAAAAGATGTTAATGTAGAACAATTAACTGAAGGAATTACAGAAAATATTTATTCAAATGATTTCATTAATACATTAGTTAAAACAAGTTTTTCAGGAAAACAAGGAATAGTTGGGATTATGGTAATCGGCGATGATAGTTTTCAGTTACTTAGTAACTCTGCTGAATACAAAAATGGCGACAATTTAGATATTCAAAAAATAATGGATAGCTTTGGTCAATTTATAACAATTGGAAGTGATATAACTATGAATTGCGACCCAAGAGGTAACAGACTTAAACTACCTATTGAAGGAAAAGATGCACAAGTAATATTCTTAGGGTTTACTTCAGATGGATGGGACAAAGGTATGCATGATGTATGGAGCATGAATGAGAGAAAACACGTATATTCAATTAAAATAGATAGAATTAAACAGGCTGCGTCAGGTGAAGCAGAAGTTATTTATTCAGGAGATAAAGTTACTATTATTGAAAATATTGTTCCTTGTTATGAAATGCTTTATAAAAGTAAAGAAGAAGGTAATCCAAATGCTTTTATAAATAACTTTGAAATAGATGGTAAAAAGATAAAAAAAGACAATTTCAATGATTTTTTCTCTCAAGAAGTTTTTGAAAAATTATATACAGATTTTCTTGCTGAACTTTATAGAACAAAACAAGAAATATCGGTAGAAGAAGAAGAAGAAGGCAAAGAAGAACATGGTGGTGCGTTGATTGGTGGAGCAATTGATGAAACTAGTATTATCAGAGGAGCAACATATAAATTTTATGGTGTTAGAGCTCCAGATTCAAAAGCTTCAGAAAAATTAACTACAGATAATAGAGTTAGACATCTTATATTTGAAAATATATTTATTGAAATACTAAAAAAATTATCAAAAAATATATCACCTCAAATTCATCCAGATTTTAAATATTCTGATGTTACAAATATACTTTGTAATGGAACTGAAGAGAATTTAAACGAGAGAATTCAGAAGGTAAATGCTTTATATGAAACTATAAAAGAGCAAATATATTCAGAATATCCAAAGGTTTATAATAAAGGTGCTTACAATCATCTAAAGGATAAAATGGATATTGGTTGTGATATTTCAAACGCTGATAGATATATTATAAAACAATTTGGAACAGTTAATGATATGAATATTGCGCCTGTTATCGAAAGAGTTATGGATAGTTTAAACTGTTCTGATAATTGTAATATAGTTAATATTGAACTCGTTGAACAGGAACCTCAAGAAGAAGTTAGCGAAGAAGTTAGCGAAGAAAGTTCGCAAGGAAGCACAACAGCTGCTTCTGAGAGTGGTTCTGATACAAGCGAAGCACCAATTGCTAAACCAAAAACAAAAAAATTATTACCTTGTCAAATTGCTATTGAAGAAAATCTTGAATATGATTTAAATAATAAGTATCCTTTTAAATTTCAAGTAGTATCTGGTGTGCTGGATAGTTCATTACAGGGTGGTGAAAACATGCCAGAATATTTTCCTCCTGAAATGGATATTTTTATGACAATATTTGATAATCAAGGCAATTTACAAGGTGCTATTGTTAGAATAACATTTTTAAAAGATATTTTAAAGAATGCAACAAATACAAAAAATAACGCAAGAGTTTTTTCTCATTTTATTTATGTTGGTTTTGACGAAATAAATTTAGAATGTCAAGATAAACTAGGTGAAAATTGGAAAATGAATACTGATCAATATCCGTTTGCTCTTAAACAGTTAATAAATTATACTGTTACTAACACATCATTTTTACCAAGTCTATCGCAAGATTTAATTAGTAATTTTGAATTAAGATTAAAGGATGATACATTTAAAAGATGGTATTTTTATTTTTCAGATTCAGCAGGACCTTCAGTTTCGGAAGGCATTAATGATGTTGTTAAAAAGATATTCTCAGGTTCTATTGGAATAATACGCGATGATAATGTAGATGTAAGTGAATCAATTGTTAAAGTTGCGCAAAAATTATATATGAATTCGCCAAAATTGAGAGAAATATTTACACAACAAACAGGAGTTGATATTAGAAGTCATGCTTTTGAGAGTATATTTTTATTAAGAATTAAATATATTGGCGACAAAAGTAGATGTACCGATTCCTTATTTTTAAATAGAAATAAATATGCCGAATGTATGCAAATTACTGGAGATGAAAACGCATACTTTACAGCATTAGTAAATGGCGCGTCGACAATTTTTTCTCCACCCTCAAAATTTGCCATGTATTTTGCTCCATATTTTACTTATGGTAATGTTGAAAATGAAGCAAAGCCGGGCGATAAGCTCTTAAAAGGTTCACCTGACGGTTTAGAGCCTCTGGGTAAATTTTTAATGAATTTGCCTATTTATAAGGAAACATTATTAAAAGGTGAAAGTCCAACAGAATTTAAAATAAGTTCAAGTTCTAGCAGAAAGAAAACAATTAATACAGAGGATCTTATACCATTTGAATCCTCATTGATAATAGGAAGAAGTTGTACAATGCCAAGTGGTGTTGATGTAAGAAATAAAGCAAATGAAATTATTAAATTTATTGATACTAAGGTCAACGTTACTTATACTGATGCTCAATTTAAAATTAAAAGAATAGAAGAAGTTTCGCAATTAGAAGATCCGTCTAAAAAGACAAAACAACAAAAAGATATAAAAACAGCATTAGATGTGTATGTTAATGATTACAATAAATTAAAAGAATTATATGATGAATTAAAGGAAACTGTTTATAGAATTTTTATTAAACAAATTGAGAGAAATGAAAATGAATTAACATATTCTTATTATAATAAAATAATTGAACAACTAAGAATTATATTTGATGATAATGATTTTATTATTGAACCTGTTGTTATATCAGAAGAAGACTTTGTGAGAATTAAACAAGAAATAATAGAATTTATTGAAAAAGCTTTACAATCGATGAAAAGAATGTATTCTGAAAATTATAGCAAGGAAAGTGCACCTCAAATGTTAGACATTAATGGACAGCCTGTTGTTGACAAAAAAGGTAATGTTACATTAACACAAGGTGCTAATGACGAATTAAAGAAAAATATACCAGTTTATGAAAGATTTTTGGCTTCACTTAAGCAAACAGAAGACGTCGAAGAATTTTATGGTGTACTAAAAGAGTTAAATGATTTTTATACAAAAAATATAGCAATTTTAAAAGGTGCTTCACAAAAGGTAATTTTTTGGAATAGTGACATAAATGAAAAAATAAACTTCATCTTCTCTCTATCTGATATTGTAAATCATATTTTACCAAATATTAAAACAGCAAAAACCAAATATGCTTCACAGACAAATAAGTATGCTAAATTTATACCTATTATTAGTACAATATTAGAACAATTACCTAGAAAGAAAACTCCAGATTCTGCTCCTGCTATTTTACAGACAACAGCAGCTAAGAAAGAAACCACAAAAGCTAAGAAAAAAACACCAAAATCAGCACCTGCTGATATGGGACTAAAGGCAGAAGATCGTGAAGTTGGAGAAGTTCCTAAATTTAAAATGCCAAGTTCAAGTGTTAAAAAAGCTATAACAAATGTTGGTAGACAACCATTGACTGATGTCGATACTTCTTTAGGAGGTGGTCCTGGTGAAGAAAGTTATAGAAAAAATCAAATTCATATTTTAAAATGTTTTTCCGATTTAATTAAAACAAATAACTCTGAATATGAAGGATTAATAACTCCAGATAAATTGAATTTTAATTACGAAAATATAAAGAGTATTGATAATTATATTGTTTCAATATTGATGTTACAAGCATATTATTCATTTAATAGTTTTCAACCAAAGCTCCAATCATTACAAGATATAACAGACGAAATCGCAACATTAAATGAAGATACATCTACATTACAAGATGCTATTAATATTAGAAACTACTATTCTCAAATAATTGATACATTTATAACTATTGAATATATACAAGAGGATTCTATAGATTTTATTCTAACTACATTTGATGTTAATATAATTGAAGGCGATACTGTTATATATAAAATGAAAAAATTGTGTGATATCAGCTTTTATTTAATAACATTTATATTAAGTAACTTAAAGCTAATTAGTTCAGGTCAAGATAAATTTGTAGATAATATTGATAACATAAATTACCGAATAATATCAGAAATTCATGGTTTAATTGGACATATAGACATAAATACGATGAATGGTTATTATGAACTAAGCCAATTTAGTGAAGAAATAGATACATTGGAAGATTTTACTCCAGAAGAAAAAACAAATCTTTTAAATCAAATTTCAACTGCCAAGTCATATGAGTATTTATGTTTATTTTTGATTAAATATTGTAATAATCTTCTTATGAAAATTACAAATAATGAATTAAACTATTCCACAAATGGATTAATTTATGATTATGAAACTATAAAAGATAAAATTGGAAAAGAATTGGCAGATAAATTTGAGAGTATTAAAATTAATATTGGAGATAGCAATAAAGTAGAAGCAAAGTTATTTAATTTCAATGAAAGTGGAAATCTTAAAAATGATTTGGAGTCAATAAATAATATATTATTAGAATTATCGAGCGTTCCTAAAATGTATACAATTGAATTAAAAGACACTGGTAAAGGTTTACAAAAACAATTTGATTTAAAGATGAACCCTAGACCCTCTGACATGTCAAAGTACTACAAAATGCCAAACTACAGAGTCAGACCAATATATAGGGATACATCAATATTGTCAGCTGGTACAATTAAAAATAAAAAGGCTAAAAAAAATAAAAAAACAATAAATAAAAGAATACAAAATACAAAAAAAACAATTAAAAAGAGAGAAAATAAAATTAAAAGAAATACAAAAAGACGTTAGAGTTTTACTTAAATTATTTAAATAATTATTAAATAAATAATTTAATTTACATTCCAAATGAAGAAAAGTCATTTAAAACAGGTGCTGGTAAATAATCACTTCCAATGGCATTATAATTGGGAACCTTTTTACATTCAAATGAAGGTTCCGGGCATCTAGCGCATGCTGGGCATGGAGGGCACTTTTCTTGTCTTGGACAAGCAGCCCCAACTGGACAAACAGGACAAACAGGTGGAACAACTTGTGATTTTAAAATATATAAATCTTCTTGTCCTGCGGGTATTTGATTACCAGGAATTCCATTAGGTAATGAATTATAATATTGATCGCCATAACCACCACTGGTTGTTCCAGCAACAGTATTACCTTGAGGTCCTTGAGCATAAGAAGCTGTATTACCTTGAGGACCAGTTACAGAACCGGCACTTCCTCCATAGTATCCTGTTGTAGAGCTAGCACTTCCTCCATAAGGTCCTTGATATGATAAACTGGAACCGCTAGATTGAATGGGATATCCAGTACTTCCATAGTACTGAGTAGAACTTGTGTTATCAGGATTATAAGTAGAAGTTCCTGATTGAGTATATGTATAAGAACCCGAAGATGTTTGAACGTTTATAGCCTGTTGTCCGTTATCTCCATTAACTACGGTAGCAGTGGCACCATTAGGACCATAAAATGTTGTAGCACTTCCATTATTACCATAATAATTAGTATAACTCTCTTTACTACTTGTAGAAGATGATTGTTGAGATGAAAATGTCATAGGTTGTTGTCCATTTGCTAATGTAACTTGTAAACTTTGTTGTCCATTACTGTCTGTATTTACAACAACAGAACCTCCATTAGGTCCATAAAATGAAGTTCCACTAGCTAATTGAGTTGATGAACCATTAAAATGATTATAATTATCATAATTTACATTTGAACTAGTTGATGCTCCATTTGTAGAAGAGGTCTTATTTTTGTTATTAATATCAGTTTGTTTACTTGTAATTGTTCCAGAAAATTCTCCAGTAAAACCTTCATTACCACAATTACCTCCTAAAAAGGAACATAAAACAAGCCCTAATAATAAAATCAAGAAAAGAAATAATGCTTCAGTATTCATTGTATAATTTATATAGTGAAAAAAGTTTATAACTATATATAATTATATTTAATACATTAAAAAATTGAATTGAATTAATCAAATAATAATATAATTATAAATTAAAATGAAGACTGACTACGAGTGCGCAGAAATTGTTGATGATTCTGAATCGGATGAAGAATATATTATTATGCCAAAAACAAAGAAATTAAAAACAATTAAACCAAAAATTCCTCAACCAGTATTGAAGAAGTGTTATAATGAAAATGATAAAGTATATGAAGTTGGTGTTGATGAAGTTGGAAGGGGACCGATGTTTGGAAGAGTTTATACAGCAGCAGTAATTTTACCTAAAGATGATAGCTTCGATTGTTCGATGGTTAAGGATAGTAAAAAATTTCATTCAAAAAAGAAGATTGAAGAAGCATCACAATATGTAAAGGATCATGCTTTAGCTTGGTATATAAGCTTTGAAGATGAAAAGAAAATTGATGAAATAAATATTTTACAAGCTACACAATTATCAATGCATACTTCAATATTAGAGATTAGAAAACAGTTAAATAAAAAGTTAAAAGAAAATGGTCAACAAGAAGGGAAAGATTATTCTTATAGTTTATTAATTGATGGTAATTACTTTAATCCTGTTACTTATTTAGATAAAACTACTAATAAAATTCAGTCGATACCTCATGTAACTGTTGAAGGTGGTGATAATAAGTATGCTTCTATTGCGGCGGCCTCTATATTAGCTAAAGTGGAAAGGGATAGATACATCGACGAATTATGCGAACAAAATCCAACATTATCAGAACATTATGGTATTGATTCTAATAAAGGTTATGGAGCAAAAAGACATATGGATGGAATAAAAGAACATGGTATTACGATTTGGCATAGAAGAAGCTTTGGAATTTGTAAAAATTATGTTTAATTATATTATTTAAATAGTATAAATAATTATTAATATTACTTATTATTATGAACAAATTAGAAGAAAATAATAAAAGACAAGAATTTCCTTTATATAAATTTTGCGCATTAGCCCCTCAAATGAATAAAGATAATGAATATTACATAATTAGAAAAAATGATAATTTAGTATATAATCTTGGTAAAATTGTTAATTTTGATGTAATATCCGAAATTGAACGCATTTGTTGGCATGATGGTCCTATATATAAAGTTTTTTATTATGTTGTAGAATTTGAAAATTGTAATAAAATAGATGATTTAGAATTAATTGATAGATTTAAAAAACTAGATGCTAATGGTATGATTTATATAAACTATCATTATTCTAATATATTCATAGTTTAAAATTATAAAATAAAATTGAAAGGTAAAATTATTTTTTTGAATTATATTAATACTTTAAAAATAAAAAGCTTAAACTTTAAGATTTAATTAATATAATGCGCGTTTTAGTTTTCGATACAGAAACAACAGGTCTTCCCAAATCAAAAATTATGAATCCAGATACATTAAACTTATGGCCTCATATTGTTCAATTTAGCTATGTAATTTATGATACAGAATTGAATGATATAATTGAATCAAGTGATACAATAGTTAAATTAAAAGATGGGATAACTATACCAGAAGATTCTATTAAAATACATGGAATAACAAATGAATCTTCACAGAGAAATGGTATTAATATCGATTTAATTTTAAATGATTTCTTTTGTCACTTAAGAAATATTGATTTATTAGTTGGTCATAATATATCGTTTGATATAAATATGATTAAGGTAGAGTTACTTAGATTTATTTATGAAACAAAATCAAATATTTCAGAAAATGAAGTAAAAGAATGTAAATATAATCTTCATTTCTTAACAAATTATAAAAATATATGTTGTACACTACAGGAATCAATTGATTTGTGTAATATAAAAGCAATTGATAAATTTGGAAAGGAGTATACAAAATTTCCAAAGTTATTGGAATTACATCAAAAATTATTTGAAAGTACCCCAAATAATCTACATAATTCATTTAATGATATACTTGTAACTTTAAGATGTTTTATGAAATTAAAACATGATATAGATTTAAATGAAAAATGTAGTAAATTTATTAAAATATCAAAAGATATTCAATTACTATAATTTAATTATCATATAAATTAATTTATTTTATATGATAAAATATTTAAGCCGAACACATTTCGCAAATTTCATCTTTTTCTTCAGGTTCCTTTGAGTCTGGTTCAATTGTAAATTGTTGAGCTTGATGTTTAGCCTTTCTTCTTAAATAATAAATTCCGGTCTTAAGACCTTTTTTCCATGAATAGAAATGCATAGATGTTAATGAGTTGTACGTAGGATCTTCCATCCACAAATTTAGACTTTGACTTTGACAAATAAATGCTCCTCTATCAGCTGCCATATCAATTAAATGTTTCATTGGTATCTCCCAAACAATCTTATACTTCTCTCTAATATGTTCTGACAATACTGTTAGTTGTTGTACTGAACCCTTATTAGCGATAATATTATTTTTAATTTGCTCATTCCACTGACCTAATTGAATTAGTTCTTTCATTAAATATTTATTTACAACAACAAACTCACCTGCAAGAGTTCTTCTTGAATATAAATTGCTAGTAAAAGGTTCAAAACATTCATTAAAACCAAGAATTTGTGATGTTGACGCAGTTGGCATTGGGGCAACCAAAAGTGAATTGCGCAATCCATATTTAATAATAGATTCTTTAAGAGAAGCCCAATCATAACGTTCTGATGGAGTAGTATTCCACATATCGAATTGTAAAATTCCCTTGGAAGCTGGAGAACCTTCAAAAGAACTATATGCTCCTAATAATATTGAACTTTCATTTGATTTCTCTAATGCTCCGTGATAAATGGTTTCAAAAATTAATTTATTAACATTTTTTGCTGCTTCGGAATGAAAAGGAATATCCATGAGAATAAAAGCATCAGCAAGACCTTGAATACCAATACCAATAGGTCTGTGTTTAAAGTTACTATTTTTAGTTTTTTCGGTTGGATAAAAATTAATATCTATAACGCGATTTAAATTATTAGTTACAACCTTTGTGACTTCATGAAGCTTAGCGTAATCAAATTCTTTTGTTTTTTCGTTAACAAAAGGAGGTAACGCTATAGAAGCAAGATTACATACAGCAGTTTCATTTGCGTCAGAATATTCTATAATTTCACAACACAAATTTGAGCTCTTAATGGTGCCAAGATTTTGTTGATTAGACTTTAAGTTACAAGCATCCTTATACAGAATATATGGCGTACCTGTTTCCATTTGAGAGTCTAAAATTTTAAACCATAAATCGCGAGCATTTACAGTCTTTCTAGCCTTTCCTTCAGTCTCATATTTTTCATATAATTCCTTAAATTTATCACCATAAACATCAGCTAATCCAGGACATTCATGAGGACAAAGTAACGACCATTTTGCGTTATCCTTTACACGCTCCATAAAGAGATCTGAAATCCATAAAGCATAAAATAAATCACGTGCTTTAAGCTCTTCATCACCATGATTCTTTTTTAATTCTAAAAAATCTTCAACATCTGCGTGCCATGGCTCCAAATAAATAGCAAATGATCCGTTTCTTTTATTCCCTCCCTGATCAACGTATCTAGCTGTATTATTAAAAACTCGTAACATTGGCACTAGACCATTAGAAGTTCCATTTGTTCCTTGAATATGACTACCTTTGGCTCTTATGTTATGAATATGTAAACCAATTCCTCCAGCCCACTTAGAAATGTGAGCGCAATCCTTTAATGTATTGAAAATGCCATCTATGCTATCATCTTCCATTGCTATTAAATAACAAGAGCTCATTTGTGGTCTGGGAGTTCCAGCATTAAATAATGTTGGAGTAGCGTGAGTAAAAAATTTTTGAGACATTAAATCATAAGTTTCTTTAACAAGTCTAAGCGTTTCTTCTTGGTTTGGATTATTTAAATCTCCGTGAATTCCAATAGCAACACGCATCCACATGTGTTGTGGTCTTTCAACAATAACGTTATTTACTCTAAATAAATATGCTCTCTCTAATGTCTTAAAACCAAAGTAGTCAATTAAATAATCTCGCTCGTGGTCAATCATTGTATTTAATTCTTCTGAATGATGGTCAGTAAAATCCCAGAGTTTTTGTGAAACAAGTGATTTATTTTGTCCTTTAGAATCTGTAAACTCATGTAATGTCATCATAACATTTGAGAATATAGGATCAGTATTTTTCTGATGATTGGAAATAATTATACGGGCAGAAAGTGTTGCATAATCTGGATGATTTGTTGAAAGGGACGCACACTGTTCAGCAGCAAGTTCGTCGATCTTTGCTGCTGGAATTGTATCATATAATTGATCAATTACTTTCATAACGAGAGAAGAATAATTAATATGAATTCCAGCTTCTTGTCCTAGCTTCTTTACTCTCTCTAAAATCTTATCAAAAGCTACTTCTTGTAACTCTCCATTACGTTTTGTTACACGCATTTCAGTGGTAGTTTCCATTATTATATAATTTAATATTTTAGTTTTAAACTGATTTTTATAAAGAATTTAAAATATATAATTTATATATATGAATCAAATTGTATTTTTATTTCTTATTTTAGTATTAGCTATAGGTTTACCACTTTTTTTCAAATTAAATAATTCTATAGAAGGTTATAATAATTATTCTTTAGCCGGAGCAATGGGAGGATTTCCAAATGCTCAAACCGAAGTGTTAGTTCAAGATACTTATCCTCCTATTGGCAAAAATCAAATTTCAAATGAAACTGCTGCTGATATGTGGTGGCATTATCCAACATTTAAAGTTGGATCATATGATCAGATAACAAATAATATAAGATATCCAAATAATCCAGATATTGGAAGATGTACTCCTGCTTCAGTATGCGGAGCTTTATATCATGAGAAAAAAACTGGCTCAAATTATATTGAACAATTACCACCTGTAAATCCTACTTCAGGAACACGTATTGGTTATTTTACAACTGATGATAATTTATTACCATTTAGAACAGATACGCCAAATATATTGTATTAATTTTTAATATATAATTTAAAAAATTTATATATTAAATTTAACGCCTTCTGTGTGTTCGTTTTTTACCTTGTCTCTTTCTTCTTCTAGTTCCAGCAATATAGTTTGATGCGAAACTTATTTTATAATTGTTGATCACATCTTGGACTTCATCAACACTATTAGCATCAATTAATTTTTCCTTTATAGTATCCCAATTCTTTTTGGTATCACCTTTTTTAATACTATTATCTAAAAGAGTCATGATTCTATTAAATGATAATGATACACGACCCCCGGCACCATCTCTGAATTTTTTAGTTTTATCATCAACCCATGATGATTTATCAACCTTAACAGGTTCTTCTGTCATAGACTCTGTTTCTGTCATAGACTCAGTTTCTGGCATAGACTCAGTTTCTGGCATAGATTCTTCAGACATTGATGAACTAGAACTACTCTTTAGTTCATTAACTTGTTGTTGAATACTATCAAGTTGTGATTGAATATCATCAATCTTATCACCACCTCTTCTATTTTTTTTAGAATGACGTACCATTTATATATTAGTTGCATAAAATAAATTAATTTAATAAAAATACTAAATAAATTATTTAATCTATTTTAATTATTTTATTAAATTTAAGTAGACACCCTTGTGATTCTTTTTCAATAAAAGGTTTAAATGGTTCTTTCTTTTGTTTTTTAACAGGAGCTCTATGTTCAAATCCAGTAACGCGCTCTGTTTCAATTGTTTTCCAAACTTTTTCTATTTGTCCAATATTATTTTTAAACCAATCTTTATTTCTTAATACTAGTACGCAACTTAATTTATCAAGTTTCCAGTAAATAAATTTTAAAAATGAATAATTAAATGGTTCGGATTCATATTTTTCAATATTGTCTTCTTCCCATTTGCTAATATCCTCTGCTAAATATAAATTTAATGGTTGATATAAATAAAATGGTTTTCTTTCTTTTGTATGAAAATATATAATAGTTCCTTTGTATGAATTATTGGTAGTTTTTACATAGCTTTTAAATTCATCTCCATTTAAATCATTGACAGTTGCTGAATCATTACGATAACTATCGTAATCAGGATATTCAACAAATTTAGTTTCCAAAAAATCGCATTCATCTAAGTCACAAACCTCCATTTGTAGTTGCATTTGAACCCAATACTCTTTTTTGGGTATTCCAGTAATTTCTCTACTTACAGGGTTTTTAATTTCGAGCATTCTTCCGTAACGATCTGTTGATGATTTAATAATAATACCATCAGGTGAAGCGCCCAAAAATTTGTAAGTAGGATGTCCAATACAACCGAAATCTTCTACCGTTGAACTATACATATCTTCATAAATCATAACAGATAATGGTTCGAACTTTTGTCCCCAATGCATTGCTGTATTAGTATTAACCATTTTTTCATCATCTCCATTTTCTTCAAATGATTTAAGAGGTTGACATTTTTCATAAATTAATTGATTTATAGATGATTGTGATTCAAATGCTTTCCATGCGTTACTAGCTGTAATTAAATTCCAACGAAATTGATACCATTCAGGTGTTCTTTGAATGGGTTGTGGGATGTCTCTCAATCCTTGTATCTTTTTTTCAATTATACTTAGCTCTTCGTCATTAAACTTATTTGGTTCTATAAATTTATCTTTACTATCCTGCGATTTATCAGGATGAAATATAGTAATAAAAATATTAAACGCGACTTCAAGAAGATCATTCATGTCATCTTCAATATCATCGCCAATATTTAAGTCATCAATATGTTCTTCCATTTGAACATAAAATATTTCTTTAATGTCTTCTAATATAATTTCATGAAAGTTAGGCTCTGAAATAGCATGTGGATGTTGTTCCATATATTCATCCATTAAGTGTAATGCTGTTTCAACTAATTCTACAGCATACTCTTCGGTAAATATAGACGGTTCATCCTCAAATATTAATTTATCCGTTATATCTTCAAGGTCTTCTAAATCTTCAAATTCAAACATAATACTATATATATTACTTTAAATGTTTTTAATATAATTATTAAAGTATATTAAAATTTACTTCTCATCGTCAGATTCGGAATCATCTACTTTATTAGTTTGTTGTACATCTTTATGTCTTACAGTTCCATTTACCTTTTTAGGTGCTAATGATTTTAAGGTTGAAACGCGCTTATCCATATTTTTTAATGTAAAGTGTTTATTAGATTTGGTGTACGTTAATGCTGGGATTTCCTTAACAACTCCATTAATTTTGTCATAAATGACGTCTTTTACTCGACATAATTTCTTTTTATCAAGACTATCTTTTAAAAATGTTACAAGATTTTTTGCTTCATTTTCATCAAGATCTTTGTCTTTTTTATAAATTTCAACGTACTCTAATAATTTCTTTGTCTTTATTGTTTTATTTAGTTTACACCAAGGTTCATTACTGTTATTTATTTTTTCCTCCTCTAAAAATTTTTCTAGATTTGAAATATCATTTGAAGATTTAGTTTCATGTAACGGAGCTCCATTTAATAACATTGTTTTATATTTAATATTCTTTAACTCTTGACATTCATCAACAGTTATATCAGTATTGGTATTAGTATTTTCTTCCATTATATATACATTAATATATAGTCTTAAGTTTAACTTAGTTTTACAAAATATATATTTATTGAACAATATTTATATCGGTTTAAAATTTAAATATATTATATATCTTATTAACATATGGAGGATGTATCAAAAAAAATAAATATAATTGGAACTGTGAATAGGTATCAGATAAAAAAACTAACAAATAATTCTTACGATAAGAACCCCAAAAAACGTGTTGAATCAGAAAAATGGACTTTTTCAGAAGAACATTATAAATATGAAAATCAACTAATTATGATAAAAGATATATCAAATAATAGTTTAAATTCTACTAATGAAGTTTCTAAAATAGCTATTCAAGAAATTAACAAAAAAATATATGGTTATAAACAACAAGATACTTTAAAAAAACGTTATGATGGAGACAAATTTTTAACGTTTGAATCTGTTATCAATAAAATGATTGAATGTGAATTGAAATGTCGTTATTGTACAAAAGAAATGAATGTTTTATATGATATATCGAGAGAAATGATACAATGGTCTGTTGACAGAATTAACAATGATTTAGGACATAATATTGGTAATTATCATTTAGCATGCTTGGAATGTAATTTAAAGAGAAGAAGGAGAACTGATGAAAAATTCTTATTTACAAAACAATTAAACATTATAAAACAGGATAATTAAGTTTATTAATAATAATTAATACCTATTTAAATATTATTAATATGGAGTGGAAATGGACAAAAGGAGAACCGTATGAGAGATCTAGAAGATTAAAACATGTAGAAGAATATGAAAATAAAAAGTTTAGTAAAGAAATGGAATCCTCTGCGTATACAACATCACTTAATCATGATGAAAATACCTGGGATATTTTGAACCAAACTCTCTCTGGGACTGGGTTTAAAGTATCAAATAAGAGAGAAGAACTTGATTCTAAAATATCTGATAGAGGGTTAGTACAACAAATTGGTTTTAATCCCTTTTTAGGTGAGACTAACTACGTTAATGATATAGGTATTAGAGACCAGTTTTTAAAACCAATTAATACAACACAAGGTTCAACAAAAGCATCACAAAGTGATCATAATTAAGCTAACGATTTAGAACACATTGTGAACAATAAACGGTTAACAAAATAAGCAATAAAAGAATTAAATAGGAGTAAAATACCACTTGTAAATACTCTAAAATTTAACTCTTTAAAATGTTTAATTACGTATATTGCTTCACCTATCATTGTAAAAATTAAAACGGCAAAGAATATCATTGATAAGAATAAAAAATATATACAAGATTGCTTGTCTAAAGGACCAAAGTACATTGTCATGAAGTCGGACATTTATATTATAGATTTAGTTTTTAAAATTTAATAAATTAAACAATTATTAAATATTTTCTTTAATAAACAACTTAAATAATTTTATATGATTTTAACATAATGAGTGTAGCTTCAAATTATACAACGCAGAATGAATTATTGCTAAATAATTTAATGGATTTTTATAAAGATGAAAAATATCTTAGTAGAATGTTAAAAATAATTACTGGTGAATCAAAAATCTCTCTTCGAATTGTCGATTGGTTTGCAACAAATTATGCCAAAAAGAATTATACATTATATACATTTCCTGATATTAATGAAAATACGATTAGATTTAAGGTTTATTTTGATTATAAGCTTAAACTTAAGGCTTACAGCAAGAAAAGATTCGATCCTTTTTGTCGCTGGGATAGGATCAGCATTCCGTACAAAAATGGAACATGTATTGAGACCACTATCGGTCAATTGAACTTCTTTAAGTGGGCAATTGAAAATAAAGTTATTGAATACATTGAAGAAAATTATGATACAATTGAAAAGGATATGAACAACCGCAATAGTACTTCCAAAAGAAAAGAAACTATTACAGATAATTCTAAAACTCGTAAGAAGAGAGAAGAGTTGTCAATTTCCGCTACTAAAAGCATAAAGAAAGAAGAAGTTGAAATTGTTGTTCAGTTTAATTAAAATTTATATTAATTAAATATTTAAGTAATATAAGATGAACGATATTCAAAAACGATTTCTATTATTTTTAATAGGTTGTATTGGAACTAGAACTTTATTTGTTTTAATTGCTAAAAATGCTGGACCAAAATATTTACCATTACTAGGGTATTTAGCTTTATTACCCGCGATTGGATTTCTTTATATATATTTTACAGGTTCAAGAAAAACTGGCGGAGAAGTTTTTGGAGAGAAAATATGGTGGAATGACCTAAGACCTATTCATTCATTAATATATTTCTTATTTGCTTACAATGCTATAATAGGTAATAACAAAGCATGGATATATCTATTAGTAGATGTTATATTTGGGTTAATTAGTTTTTTAATTTTTCATTATAGAAATGGAGACTTTAAAAAATTAAATATATAAATTTTTAAATATTAAATAGTTAAATATTTAAAAATTACTTAGATTAAATATGTATGGGTAATTCTCAGTCGTCTCAAAAAATAAATTACGAAGATGTTCAGTATGTTATAAAAAATTCTGAACTACATGTATTAATAAATACATTAAATGAAACGGAACAAGTGTGTTTAATACCAAATACAGTAAATATAAACAAGGAAGTAGAATTAATTAACAAATTTATTAAATCAGGCAATAAACAGGTAAAAATAATAATATATGGTCGGAACTGCAATGATGAAAAAATATACGCAAAATATAATCAACTAAATTCACTAGGATTTTACAATATTTATATTTATCCTGGCGGGTTATTTGAATGGCTAATGTTACAAGATATTTATGGTGAAAAAGAATTTCCTACAACAAAAAAGGAATTAGACATTTTAAAATATAAACCACAAAAAGTTTTAAATATTTATCGTTTAGAGTATTAAAACTTATTTATGAATTATTATCATCTTTAATATAATCTTTAATAGCTTCATTTGATAATTCGTCGGCTCTTTTATTTAAATTTCTTAAAACATGTACATAATATATATTTTCAAATTCTTTTTCAAGTTCTTTAGCCTTTTTATATAGCTCAATTATGTTTTCTGAATTACATTTATATTTTCCTGTCATTTGATTTATAACTAATTGACTATCTCCTTTAACCATTAATGTTTTAATCTTCATATCTATTGCTTGTTGAAGTCCGAATATTAATCCAGTATATTCTGATTGATTATTTGTTGCGTTTTTTCCAAGAAATAAACTACCACTCCAAACTTCATCATCTAAACAATAAATAACAGCACCTACTCCTGCTAATCCTGGATTTCCTTTACTACAACCATCAAAATTCATAATAAAATTTGCTTCAGGGTGAATCTTTGCTTGTTCATTTTTTAAAGGTATCTTAATTTTTGGGAACATTTTGCGTAATATATTATTATTTATATTTAAATTTATATTATTGTTCAATTTTATTATATATTAAATATATTTTGTAAAGTAATATAAAGAATGATACAATGGATTTTACTTCTCTCTTTTTTTGCTGGTATAGTTTTGTCTGATACAGAATGTCCTGTTGTTACCAGTATTGGTGATAGGCGTAGCGACAAAAGTAAATTACGCCTAGTACAATATAATGTAGAATGGTTATTTATTGATTATTATAGTACTATGGATTGTCCCGGAAATGGATGTACATGGAAAAACACTACTGAAGCTGAAACACATTTATCTTATGTTTCAAAAGTGATTCACGATTTAAATCCAGATATTATTAATTTTTGTGAAATTGAAGGTTGTGATGAACTTAATATGTTAAAAACTTCATTGAATGACAATACATATATGCCTTACTTAAAAAAAGGCACTGATACAAGCACAGGACAAAATGTTGGCATGTTAACTCGTGTAGATCCCGTGGTTAGTTTGTATAGAACCGAAGATAGATATGATTATCCTATTTATGGTTCAAAATGTGGATATACGGGCACTGGTTCAACCGGAGTAAGTAAACATTATATTACAGAATTTAAATTAAGCAACATGAATATTGCTCTTATTGGAGCGCATTTTGTCGCAATTCCAACAGATTCTTCTAGATGCGCTCAGAGAGAAGGACAAGCATCTGTTTTACAACCAGTTATTTCTAGTTATATTTCAAAAGGTTATGAAGTTATTCTTATTGGAGATTTAAATGACTTTGATGGTGTAGTTTTAGATGTTAATAGTAATAAACCTACATCACAAGTTTTAAGTATTCTTAAGGGAGACTTTGGTGAATATAAAGGAAAATATGAACTAACTAGTGTTGCTGAAAATGTTAAACAAAGTGAAAGATATAGTGACTGGTATGATTCTGATAATAACTGTAATACACAATCAAACAAGGACTATTCTATGATTGACCATGTATTAGTTACATCTGGAATAAAAAATAAGATTTCAGATGTATATTTTTACCATGGTTATTCTGAATATTGCGGTACATATAATTCAGACCATTATCCAGTTGTAATTGATTTAAATATCTAATATATTTTTGAGACTTTCGACTTCTCTCTTAGCCTTTTTATGTAATTTTAATGATTCATTTCTGGAATATTTTGTTTTAAATAAACGGTCTTGCCTCATTCTAAATACACGATTATCAAATAATTCAAGAGCTCTCTTTAATGCTTCGCTATAATTAACTGAGTCCTTGTGTATTGAATACATTATACATCTATCAATATCATAAGCAGCTAACAAGTCTGCTTCTCTCACTATATGATATGCTAATTGATATTCACCTAATTCGGGATATCCATTAACTTTTACCTTTGAATAAGACATTGTGCTAATAATTTTTCCAATTATTTCTAAATTATCTGATGACATATAACTTGTTAAATAATTTTTATATCTTTCAATTCCCTCCTTTTCATCCATATATTTTTTATCACACATATCATGACCAATTGCTGCCATGTAAATTATTTCTCTCTGTTGTTCTAAATATGGGCTAGTTTTAACTTCACTTTCATAAATTCTTTTCGCAAACCCATATACTTCCATACTATGTTTCAAAGCATGTGATTCATCAATTTTAAAATGATTGCTTGTATCTATCACATACCTAAAACTGTGATTTATTAAATTAACTAGATTGAGCATTGTTGACATTACTTTCATTATTTTATATCTTTAATTTATTTTAGTTTTTGAATTCAATTTTTTTTAAATATAATCACAAATTTGTATTTCAAATTTCTCTCCATTTTTTATAATTTGAAAAGGTTTTCCACATCCATAAATTAATTTGTTATTAGAATAATGGTCACACATTTGTTTGGTTTCATGTGGATTTATTTGTTGTCCATTTGATATCAATATTCCATGTCTAAATATACCACAATTAAGTTTTTCAATAATAATAAATTCATTACAATGCGGACATTTTAATATAGGTTCGTCTTTAGGATTTTCTGATTTCACTTCACTCATAAATAATATTTATATAATTAATTTATAATTATTATTTTAAGCATTTTCTCATCTGTAATGGTATATTTTAAACTGTGTAATAGGCTTGGACTTGAATCTTTTAGATCGAACAACAGCTTCACGATTCAAGTGTGTAAATATTAATTTATGGAATCTTTCAATAACAAATCCTTCAATTGGGTTTATATTATTATCTAACATTTTAACAATTTTTAAGTAAAATTCTTTTGGTCTTTGTAATATTTTTCTTTTTGATACTATAAATTGAGCACCAGCACCAAATTTAAACGCCATATCATTTTTTCTTATATTAAATAATTTTTCATACGTTTCTATTAATGGTAAGTACACGGGATGATGTATACAACCACTTAAATTACAGTCTATAATTCTTTCACTTAAAAACTCAAAATCAATATTCAAATCTTTATTATTAACATATTTATTTAAATTATACATTATATTTGGCGAATGATCAAATGGATTTCCTTGTAAAAAAATAATATAATCTGATAAATTATCATAATTATCATAAATGTGTTTATAATATGTGTGTCCCTCTCTGCCAACATTACTCAATAAAATTTCATTATAATCATCAGTTAATTTATTTCCTTTATTATAGATAATTACATTAGAAAAATGTTTAGTCCACTCTACTTTTTCATTATATCTTGCTACTACAACACAAAATGTCATATATATACTATATAATATTTTTATAATAAGTGTTTTACATGAGAAAATTGTAATACTTTAATTTTTCTTTTTTATTCTACTTTTTATTTTGCGAGTTTTTCTTTTTCTAGAAGACTTTTTTGATTTACGACTCTTTCTTTTGCCGCCTAATTTAACAATTATTGGCAATAATTTGCCATCAAAATATCTTGATTGTGGATTTTCATCTTCATCCTTTGAAGCAGGTGATTTCATTTGTATTCCTATTTGAATTGTTTCAAACATTTTTTGAATGTTTTCTGGTGGAAGATATCTACTATAAACTTGATCGAATTCTTCTCTCTGGCCATTTTTAACCAATCCTCTTATAAACGATGCGGAATAAGCAGAAGGGTCGATATCTTCTATGCTGCGGTCCCCTAATCCAGAAGTTTTTAATTCGGTCATTCCTTCTCTACCCAAAATCTCTCCATCAATAGATTTTACATAATCCTTTGTTTTGAAATTATCAACAATAGTATCTAAAAAATCTGCTCTATCTCGACCAACAATAAAAAACATATTTATTTTTGGTACCCCTCTATCTATAAAATCTCTTTTAATTATACTATATATAAATCCAAATGGACTACCAGTTGAACATAAAACAATAACATCAAGGTTTTCTATTTGACTTCTTCTATTTCCTCCAACCATTGCACAACTATCTCCAACACAATCCTTTTTAGATGTAGATGCTTCTTTTTCATTACCAGTTTCTACATCTAAAGACGCCGCTGCTTCTTCAAGAGGTTCTGCGTCTATAAGCTGGCGTTTATAAGACGCAATCATTTCTTCCAAAATAGCCGATTTATATACTAAATCTGTAGTAAGTATTTGGTCAATAATAGCACCATCTGCTTTTGTTTTTGGTTTCGGCAACGTTTCTCTGCTACACGGTAAAGGATTTTTTCCGTCCATGGAACTGGAGGTTATTATATATGCTTTTTCTGAACCTAGTTCTATAGCTTTATCAATTAATGTTTTTATTACCACTAAATGCCCAGGAGTTGGTGGATTCATTCTAACGAAAGAAAAAATAAATGTATTATTCGGGGTATAATCTATGCTCATATACAATATTATAATATTAATTTCTAGTAAAATTTTCAATTTCATTAATCCATTCATTAACTTGATTTTTATTTTCATAAATATCAACATTTCCATCTAATATAAGTTGATCCAAACAAACACATTCTTGATTTTCTTTATCTAACATATTATCATGATAAATAGAACAACTAGTTAGATAATCCAATGGGATATTTTCTTCTCCAGTTCTTGAACGTTTTACTATTCTTTGATAGCATTTATCAGGCGAAGTTTTTACATAAACTACTTTATTAACAGGGAATTCATCTGAAAATGTATCAAACCAATTTAAATAAATCTGATAGTTAACATGTTCAATTTTTTTACTATCATAAAGCATCTTGGCAAAAACCATTTTATCAGTATACAAACTTCTCTCTGTAATAATAACAAAATTTTTATTATCTGTATCATTTTTAATAGTTTTTAACGTATCGCGTAATACCTTTAGTCTTGAAACATATGCCATCATTTGAAATGGAAATGAGTATTTCTCCTGGTCCGCATAAAACTTCTTCAAAATCGTTTCACCGTTTTCGTCTTTGATTTTTTCCCATTCATCAACAGGTTCCTTTAAAAACACAATATTGGAATTATTTTTATAATGATCACGTAAATTAGATAACAAGGTTGATTTACCAGATCCAATATTCCCCTCGATAGAAACAATAGTATAAATGTTAGACATTCTTATATTATATTATAATACCCTTAATTTATTTATATTATTTTATCTCAATTTTAAAAAAAAATTGATATAAAAAATACATATAAAGATATAAGTACAAATAACATATAAGTAACCCAAAAATGGATTTAAAGCAACGTAAACTTAACAAGTCTGAATGGGACTCTATTGAGATACCAGTTTCAAGGAGTGAAATTGATATATTAAATATGATAGTCAAAGGATATCATGATGTTAATATTAGAATTAATAATAATAATTCTATCTTTTCGTATTTAAAGATAGAATTTTCAGAAAAAATGGAAAGTTATTTATTTAATATATATTTCAGAGAAAGAACTACGCTAATTGAAAAGGAATTGAAAAAAAATAATCCGGAATATAAACCTATGAAAATTGATAGTGATATAAAACTTAATTCTAGTGATAGAATTAGGTTAGAGAGATTTGATGAAAAAACCATACTTGTTAATGACATTTATGAAAATACGTTATTAACTCATATTGAAAAAATTTTAGAAAACAAAAAGAGTAATAACATAAAGTTATTTCATTATCATTATTTCACACTCTATAAATTAATTCGCAATAATATTAATAAACTTAATGTTCATATAAAAAATTTAGTTGATATAATTCTCAATATATTTGAAGAGCAAATAAATCTATCAGCTATAATTGAAAATGCTGTTGATTTTATAGAAAAAAACCATAATATTCTTAAATACGGAGATTTGACTTTATATGAGCATCAAAAAGATATATTTACAGCATGTAAAGCACCAAATTCTAAGATGATTTTATATATGGCTCCTACTGGTACAGGAAAAACATTGTCACCTATTGCGTTATCTGAGGGGCATAAGATAATATTCGTGTGTGCTGCGAGACACGTTGGCTTAGCATTGGCAAAAGCAGCAATTTCTGTTAATAAAAAGATTGCCTTTGCGTTTGGCTGTAGTTGTGCTGATGATGTTAGATTACATTATTTTGCGGCTAAGGTCTTTACTAGAAATAAGCGCACTGGTGGAATTGGTAAGGTTGATAATAGTGTTGGTGATAATGTTGAAATTATGATTTGTGATATCAAATCTTACTTACCAGCTATGTATTATATGTTAGCACATTTCCAAGCAGAGAATATAATTATGTATTGGGATGAACCGACAATTACAATGGACTACAATGAACACGATTTTCATGCAACAATTAGAAAAAATTGGAAGAAAAATGCCATCCCTAATGTTGTATTATCATCTGCTACATTACCAAAGCTGAATGAGCTTACTGAAACAATTCCTGACTTCTTAAACTCATTCCCTGGAGCTGAGATTGTTAATATTGTTAGTCACGATTGTAAAAAATCTATTCCAATTGTAAACAAAGATGGCTTAGTAGTAGTACCACATTATCTTGATGAAGATTATAATAAAATTAAGGAAATTGCTGCTCATTGTGATAATTATTTAACTCTTCTAAGGTATTTTGATTTAAAAGAAGTTGTTGAATTTATTACTTATGTAAACTCTAATAATTATGGTACTAGTAAAACGCGAGTTGAAAGACATTTTGAGACCTTAAATGATTTCAACATGAAAAATATCAAAAAATATTATATATTCCTTCTTCAAAATATTATGGAAAATTATTGGGGTGTTATTTACACTCATTTCAGACAAATGAGAAAACCCAGAATATTAGAAAATGAAACAATTGATCCAAAGGGGAATAAAATTATTAAATCAAGAAGCATGGAAAATGGGATGAGTCGTAACTCTAATCAAAGTACATTACCTGGTTCTAGTTTAACTCGGCTATCAAGTCAACAACTAAGTCAGCCTGCTCTCAAGCCTGGAACATCTGGTGTTTACTTTACTACAAAGGATTCATATACATTAACTGATGGACCAACTATATTAATTTCAGATGACATTGAAAAAATGGCAAAATTTTATATACAACAAGCAAATATTCCTAGTTTAGTTATGGATGAAATAATGAATAAAATTGAATATAATAATTATATTAATGAAAAATTATTCGCATTGGAATCAGAAGTTGATATTATTAAAGAGGAAACAGAGAAAAAAATTAAAAATGATGTTAAAAATACAAGTGGTTCTCATAAGGTTTCTGGAAGAACTAAATCTAGTAAAGATAGTAAAAAGTTAAGTAGAGAGGTTCCGGAAGAGTTTCTAAATAGAGGAAGTCTTGCGAAATTAACTCAAGATATAACTGACTTAAGAAACATGATTAAATCAGCAACATTAAATGATGCATTTATTCCTAATAGAAAGATGCATCAAGACAAATGGGCCCAAGGTTTAGATACACAAAATGCTTTTACAAGTAATATCGAAGAAAATGTTGTATCTGATATAATGGCATTAAAAGGTGTTGATAATACATGGAAAGTGCTTTTAATGATGGGAATAGGTGTCTTTATTAATCATGAGAATATTGCTTATACTGAAATCATGAAAAGTCTTGCTGATGAACAAAAATTATATATGATTATTGCTTCAAGTGATTATATTTATGGTACTAATTATCAATTCTGTCATGGATTCCTTAGCAAAGATTTAAACTTGACTCAAGAAAAAGTTATTCAAGCAATGGGACGTATTGGAAGAAATAATATTCAACAAACTTATACTGTTAGATTTCGCGATGATGAACAAATTTTAAAACTATTTACATCTGAGACAGAAAAACCAGAAATTATAAATATGAATAGGTTATTTAATAATCGCAAGGTAATTTGGAAGGACAACTTGTATGTGGAGGTTCCTGATGATATTGATGATGATTTTGGAACTGAAGCTAATAATGAAGACAATGGAGAAGGAGAAGAAGAAGAATAAAAAATAAAATAAAAAATAAAATAAAAAATTTATATTAGAAATTTATAATAGAAATTTTTTTACAAAATATGTTAACTATTTATCTTGTGTTTGAATCAGTTTGGTCATCAGTTTGGTCATCAGTTTGGTTATTATTTTGACAATTTTCTAAAGTTGGTTGTTCTACTAAAGTTGGCTGTTCTACGCTTAAACTGTTTAGCATAACTGGTCTTATATAAAATGCGATATATTTATAATTATCACCATATTTTTCTCTAATAGTTGTATCTGAACATTCCAATGCTGGAGCCAATTCAGCATCACGACCATTTACATTATTGGATTGTCCACATTCGACAATTTCAATAGTGTAATTTAAATTAATAGCAAAATCTGCGCGAGCCCTATTCTTTACAATATTTATAAAATCTGAAATTGACATGTCCAAATCAATGTCATAATTCATAGTTTCGCAAGTATAAACCACCTTGAAATAAAAGCTGTGTACGCTCATCTTTGTATGTTATTATGATTTACTATTTATATTAAAAATCCATCTCAATTTTTTTTTAAATTAAATAATATTTAATTTGTTTCCAATACTTTTATAATAAACCCCGTTGTATTGAATATTTTTATCATATCTCTATATTGTTTGTTGCTTTAATAATTAAATTTTTAAGATTAATTATTAAAATATATGAACAACAACCAGACGATAAATCGTTTAATTGGAGTAAGCAAGACCACCCATACCACTCATGATACGAAGGACGTTGTAGTTAGTGGCATAGACACGAACCTTGGCAGTCTTGGTACCCTCAACGGTGGCGTTGGAAAGAACGAGTTGAAGAGTGGCATTGTCAATTCTGGAGAAGTTGCAAGTTCCAGAAGGTTGGTGTTCCTCAGGGCGAAGAGCGAAAGAGTAAACGTTAATACCTTCATCAGGGTTTCTGGTGTGGGCTTGGTAAGGTTGAACCCAAGAGAAGTATGATCCTTCACGCTCAGAGAAGCGGTCTTGGCCGTTAAGTTGGAGCTTAGCGGTGACGACAGGGTTTTGGCCCCAGCAGTGCATGTCAAGAGAGGTCTCAGAGAGAACGAAGGTACCAGCATCAGAGACACCAGAGTTATCTTCGTGGGAACCATTGTCATAACTATCGCCGGGAACATCAATACCACCAAGATTGGCCTGATTGTAAGGATTGGAAGGACCATGCCAGTATCCAGTGAAACCAGCATTTCCGACAGCAGGTTGATAGTCAAGAGCACCAGCGTCTTGGAAAAGACCATAAGCATCAATGTAAGCACGGGAGTCACCGGCAGTGGCAGTAGGACCTCCGAAAGCATGGATGGCGTTAGGAAGAGCATCGATGGCATCAGTGTAGTTGAAGGGTTGAGCACCAAGGACCTTGAAAAGGAGAGCATCGCAAGTCAAGGAAGAGCAGTAATCAACGTTTTGATCAGGTTGAACAACCCAGATGAGCTCCTTAACGGGGTGGTTAAAGTTGAGCTTGATCTTGTTACTGGATGAACCAACAGACTCATCACCAGTGAATTGGAGTTGAGTGATCAAGTACTCATGGGGGTTTTGGGCCATTCTGCGGCGCTCATCAGTGTCAAGGAAGACATAGTCAACATACAAAGAGGCAGCAACCAAAGATTGATTGTAGGCAATGGTGGCAGGGACAGGGCGACCAACAGTGTATTGGGTAGAAGTAGTAAAAGGAGGACCACTTGAGCAGTTCAAGGTGGTGACAGCCCACAAGCACTCATCAATAGGTCTGATATCAAGGTTGATCTTGACTTCGTGATATTGGAGAGCAATAAGAGGAAGGGCAAGACCAGGGTTGGTGCAGAACCAGAATTGAAGAGGAACGTAAAGGGTAGTCTCAGGAAGAGCGTTACGGGGAGCGCAAACTTGACGAGGAGCCAAGGAGTCACAAGGGGACTCAACATCAGAGAAAGAAGGATCAGTGATGAAGGTAAGTTGAGTGGTGTTACCAATCATCTTGAAGTATCCACGTTGTTGCTCAGCAGTCATGGTGAGTTGATTCCAGATGTGCATCCAGTCACCATATTGACGGTCGATTCTTTGACCACCAATTTCGACTTCAACTTGAGCAATAAGTTGCTCACCAGGGAAGTCTAACCAACGGGCATAAACACCAGTGTTTTGGCCAGTTGTGTAGTTTCCGAGACCCATAAGTTGGTTGATCTCAGGAAGTGTAACTTGTAAATATGTTCTGTAGGCAAGGTCACCATTTCTGCTGATGACACATTGTACACGGCGTCCGAAATCGGCTTGACCGTTGAAAGTTTGTTCGATTGACTCGATAGCAAAGTTAGTATATCTGCGATAAGTAACTTTCCAGAAAGTGATTTGTGGATTACCAGTAAGGTAAACATCTTGAGCGCCATAGGCGACTAATTGCATAAGACCTCCTCCCATTTTATAATATTGCTAAAGAAAAAAATTTTGAAAAATTTAATTAATTAAAATTAATTAATTTAATTAAATTTGATTATTTTACTGTATTTTATTTATGAAATTATTTTACTCAAGTCTAAATTAGCTTTCATAAATTTCTTTAAATATGAGTCTTCTAGTACTTCCTTTTTACCTTCATGACTTTTTGTAAACACAAAAGATTCACCACGTTTTTTAACAGACCAACCTTGCTCTATAGCATTAAACAAAAAAAGCATTTTTTGAAACTTAATAGCATCAATCTTAACATTTTCTAAATCGGTTAACGATTCTAAATTTATTTTAATATCCATTAAATATTTTTAAGAAAACATTAATCATCTTTTAACTATTGAATTTTTTTGATTTCTATAAAATCTTGAATAATGTCTCTCTTCTTTTTCTAAAGTATTTAATGATGTTTTCACAATATCTCCAAACATATCTGAATAATATATATTTTGGACCTTATATCCCTTTTTAGGTGGTAAATTTATCATTGTTTCTATACAGTTACTACATGGCTTACTAGATTGAATTTTATTTTTTGTTGACAATCTTATTACAAGAATATTTATATTTTCAAGTTTTTTTCTTGGTTTTAATGGAATTAACTTGGAAATAGCATCACATTCAGCATGTATACCTGGCATGTTTCCATTTATATCACCCATTTGATTCACCCCAAAACTAAGAATTCTAGCCTTTTTCAGGTTTCCCTTTCCCTTGTAAAACGCACGACACGTGATTATAATGTCCGCAGACACATGATGATATGGTACTCTTACCATTCTCATACAACTCAAGATCCGAATTAGACGGCAAACAGAAACGCTTAATAAACATAGTGTCGAGCAAAGTATTCATTTTAAATTCTATATAATTATATTATATCTCTTTAAAACGTTTCAATTTTATTTTAAATAAACGTCTTTAAATTTATTTAAAATATATTTTTTAACTATTACTAATTAAATAAATTCCGTATAATTATTTAAAAGACTATGCCTAGCTTTAAACCCAAGTCTAATAAAAAAATTAAATTTAACAAAAAAACAACAATAACGCTCGACACAAAGCATAAAGAGTTTTTAAATGAATTCACTAAAGATGAAAATGACACTATTCCTGATTGTAAAATTGAACGTCAAGAATTAAAACAAAAACTAGTTGATAGTTGCCACGACTTAACCGTTGAACAAAAATTAGATATTGAAGATAAAATTAACGAACTTACTGAAAAAATTAAAGAGACAAAATCTAAAAAAAAAAATTACTTTCTTGATAATTCTGAATTTATATTTGAATATTTTGAAAATAAAAAAAGTATATCTGATGGAAATACAATTCAAGCTTCTACAAATAAATCAAAACTTGTTAACTCATTTTTCAAAATCAAACAAGATAACACAGATGAATTAAAACAACAAAGAGAGAATAACAATATTGTTATAAAGTATTTAAGTAATATTGATGATTCTTTCCTTGATGTTAATTCGTTTGTTTGTCAAACAGATATATGTAAAATATGTAATAAAGGTGAATTAATACCTCTTGAAGATGAAGGTATCATGGTTTGTAATAGTTGTTCAAGAAGTATTCCATATTTGATCGAAAATGAAAAACCATCATATAAAGAACCTCCAAAAGAAGTTTGTTTTTATGCTTATAAAAGAATAAATCATTTTAAGGAAATATTAGCACAATTTCAAGGTAAAGAAACTACTCAAATACCTCCAGATGTTATTGAAAATATTAAACTTCAAATTAAAAAAGAGAGAATAGAATTGGCACAAATTACTAATATCAAAACAAAAGAGATTCTTAAAAAACTAGGCTATAATAAATATTATGAACATATACCATTTATTAAAGATAAATTAGGGATTAAACCTCCTATCATGTCTCCTGAATTAGAGGAAACATTATGTAATTTATTTATTGAGTTACAATCACCATATTCAAAATATTGTCCTGATGATAGAGTTAACTTTTTAAATTATTATTATACAGCTTACAAACTTTGCGAGCTTCTTGGAGAAGAAAAATATCTTCCATTATTCCCTTTATTGAAAGATAGAGAGAAAAGAATAGAACAAGATGACATTTGGAAAAAAATTTGTGAAGAACTTGACTGGGAATTTATACCTACTATTTAATTTTAATTTGTAGGTTTGTAAGGGAATAATGATAATTCTCTAGTATTGTAGATAGAAAAATTTGGGTCATAACTGTTAGCGCCTACACCATTTCCAAAGCACATACCTCCACGTTGTTTGCGACTCTTCCTTCTCTTTTTTCCACCCTCTAGTGGCGTTGGTTCAGCTACAGCACGCATTATATCTTCGACCGTCCCCCGTTCTTCAGGTTGACCTGTTTGAAAATTAATACCTGCAAGGGCGCCACGAACAGCCCTCATAATAAATTCTGATGAAAATTGACCCATCTGCTTAGCTAAAATATTTTTTTGATCATCAGTAAAACCTAATCTACCTAATTCAGTAAGCTGTTCTTCACTAAAAACAGTTCCTCCACGTTGTTTGCGACTTTTGCGACCATTTCTTGTTTTTCTCTTTCTGCCACCCATTTCAGTAACAGAACGCGGAGAATATGGACCTAAATCTTCCATATTTAAACCAGGACCTTGTTCTTCAAAATGATTTACACCAGGAGCAACAGGAACATCATTATAAGGAGCACCAGGAACACCAGCTACACCATTTTCTTGATTTGGAACAGCTATGCCTTCATCCAAGTTTTCCATTTCTTCGTTTACTTCATTTACACTTTGAATTAATTCTTGAGGTGTAAATGGATTACCTGTAGCGGGATTTACCTGATTTAAACTCATTTGGATAATATTTAATCCAACCCCTATATTCGCGAGAACTTGAATATCATCTTGGGTGAATCCCATACCTAATAACTGTTGATTCTCTTCTTGTGTAAAGTCACCTCCAACCATTTTTTTAGTACTTCTTTTGTGAGACTTGCGTTTTGATCTTCTCAACTTTTTACGTGATTGTTTTACCATAATATATTATAATTAGATTAAATATATTATGTTAATATTATTGATTTATTTATTGATTTATTTATTGATTTAAAAACCACCAGGGAATCTAACCAAGTTAGCACCAATACCAAAACCAGCACCCGAGCGAGCAGTAGCACCCATGGAAGGAATGTAGGTATCGAGAATGCTAAAGGTAGCAGCGGCAGTTAAAGCAATCAAAATAATTTCCTCAATATTCAAAGAACGTTTAGGAATAGCATAAGCAGCAATAGCTACCATTAAACCTTCAACAAGATACTTAATGATTCTTTTAACAAGTTCACCAACGTTAATAAGTCCGTTCATTTATATTAAATAATAAGAAAAAAAAATATATATTGCGATAAAAAACTTAAAAATAAATACTTATTCTATTTAAAATGAATCATTCTAAAGAAAAGAATTCGAAAAAGTCTGGGTTTGAGAGAAAACAGGTTAATGGAAAAGTTAATCCTAAATATGTTGACTTGCTAGAGGAAGATAAACCTATTGCTGGACAAAAATTTGTTTGTGTATCATTTTGTTCTCCAGATAAAATTCTTAAGGAAAAGGAAATCTTCTATTTTGAAGAGTTCCTAAAGAAGTGGGACTTCAATAAATCCATGGAAAAGTTTGTTCAATTCCTAAATTTTGTTTCCTTCAAATACAATATTTCATTCGATGATGTATCAAATGATTTTAAGGATTTCGTAAAAGAAGAAAGAGAATCACTCGTTAATTCTAGCATGGATGATGAGTTCAAAACATATATTGATAATAACGAAGAAGAGCTCCAAAAGCAATTTGATGTTGCTCACAACTTTCAAACCAATACTAGAGGGTTAAAAATTCGTGGTTCTTATCCTACTCAAGAAGAAGCCGAGTTGAGATGTAAAATGTTGAGAGAAATTGACCCTAATCATGACGTTTATGTAGGCCCAATTGGTATGTGGATGCCTTGGGATCCTGAAGCTTACAAGACTGGACGTGTTGAGTATATGGAAGAAGAACTTAATCAATTGATGAGTGAGAAGACCAAGAACGAATCTAATGCTAAGACTGCTTTTGAACAACGTGTTAAGGAATCTAAACAAAAAGCAATTGATGAGAATATTAAGAATGCCGAGAAATCTGGTAACACCTTAACTCAAACCATTGATGAACAAGGTAACTTAATCGGAGTCAACAATGTTAACACTCAAGAACAAGCATTTAAGGAACAAGAAAATATTTCTACTGCTGACATCTGTATGGAGTTATTCGAAGGAGAAAATATTGTTGTTGGTAAGACTGATAATGGTCAAAGTCAATTAATTAGTGGTCCTTTTGCTAATAAAGATTCTATGGAACAAGTAGATTAAATATTTTATAATAATATTTTACTCAAAATTAAACAAATAATATAACTATTATGAAAATTTGTTATATTATTTCTACCATTTAGCTGTTTTCTTAACACTAATCTTAGGTCCAGCTCCTCTTTTCTTGTTTTTTGTAGGATCATATTGCTCTTCTTCGTCATCATCTTTCATTCCCTTTGATAATTCCCAGAATTCTTTTGAACCTAATCTAAACTCACCGTGACTATCGGCTTTATACCAAAAAACTTGGTCATGTAATTTATTTGATTTTGAGTTGTTATTAATGACCAAACACTCATAATTTTCAGTACATTGATCCATGACCTGACAAAAGCTCTCAAATGTTGGAAACATTCCAGCATAATTTTCATAAATACGCTTTCTATTCGCAATATAATTTTCTCGAAGAATAAAAACGTAATCTATATTGGTTCTCAGTGTGGGAGGAATGCCTAAAGGATATTGCATTGTGATGACTAACATTACCTTCCAATGTCTCCCGTTCATAAAAAGCAATCGCATCATTTTATCACGAGTCCATGTAGCATCATATAAACAATCATCCAAAATCACAAATGCTCTTGGATCAATAGTACTGCGTTTATATGTTTCCATTTCTTTTTTAATCTGTTTCAACACAGTACGCTGTCTTTTTAAAATATTCTCAATAATAGCAGTATTATATTCATTATGGACGAATAATTTTGGTACCATACTAGCATAAAAACCGTTCCCTTCTTCTGTTCCAGAAATAACAGTACCAATTGGAATTTCTTGTTGATAATAAAGTAAATCTCTTACCAAGAAAGATTTACCAGTATCTCTCTTTCCAATTAAAACTACAACAGGACCTTTATTTTCATTTGGTTTAAAGCTAATACTTTTCATATCAAATTTCTTTAGTTCTAAAGTCATTATTATTTAAAATAGAAATTAATTTTTAAAGGTTTTTACGCAATAAGAGATAATATAATAGCATTTATAATAAGTTAAAAATACATATAATTTATATATTAATTAGCTAAAGAATGATAAACGTGAACTATCAAAAACGGAAAAATCTTGAACTTTTTAAATGTTTAGAGAAACCTGAAACTCTTTTTCTCTCTAATGCGCAAAACTATATACCTATTTATAATAAATTCTTTACCTTAAATGATAGTAATTATAATAGTATTAATTTAAATAACAAATGGTATATTTCAAATGTTAACGATGGTGGCGAAGATGATTTTCATTTATTTAGTTGTAGACTTAAAAATATAAATAATAGCAAAGTAAAAGATAAAGATGTCTTTTTTAAGATGGCACCTTTATTAGATCCATTTAAATATTTAATTGGAAAGTATAATGTAAATGATGAAAAATTATTCGCCTTACCAAAAATAAATTCAACTGAATTAGATTCTCATTCAAAATTTATTGATCAAAATAATTCAGCATATGTTGATGGTATGTTTGTATTTTTATCTAGTAATTTAATTCATTCACATGATTTTATTCACGGAGTTGATTATTATGGTTCATTCTTAGGTATTAAAAATAATTTTATTTTAAATGTTTTTGATGATATTGATTATTTAAATGAGTCTGATTATTTTAATAAAAATAAAAATGTGTTATTTAAAATTGATGATTATGATCATTTATTTCAAGATGAAAATCAAAAACTAAAACCTATTACAATTCAACATAATTCAAGCGCCAAATCTCAAATATCAATTAAATCTTTTGACAATGAAATTTTTGAAGATGTATTTGATGAAAATATTGTAAATATGTCTGATTTATCATCTGATTTAATAGATTTAACAAATACTACTCTTTTGGAACAAAAAGATGTTAATCAACATGTTACATTAAAATCTAATTCAACTTGTTCTTCAAGGTCATCATATACTGATAATGGCGAAGACAATGAGGAATGCGATGATTGTGGAGAAATTGAAAACTTAGATAGTGACAAACCTGAAAATGATGAAGATGAAGAAGATGATGATGAACAACAAGACGAAGAAGATGATGAAGAACATGAGGATGATGAAGATGAAGATGAAGAGAGAATAGATGTTACAATTCCAAAATTTCCAGTTCAAGTTATTGGAATGGAATTTTGCGAAAATACGTTTGATGACTTAATTTTAACAAATGATTTATCAAAAGAAGAATGGTATTCTGCATTAATGCAGATTATTATGATTTTGATTACATATCAAAAAGCATTTAACTTTACACATAATGATTTACATACAAATAATGTTATGTATAACAACACTGATAAAAAATATATTTATTATTGTTATAAAAAGAACTACTATAAGGTACCTACATTTGGTCGTATATTCAAAATTATTGATTTTGGAAGAAGTATATATAAATTTAATGGTAAACTTTTCTGTAGTGATAGTTTTCAAGTAGGAGGTGACGCTGCTACCCAATATAATACCGAACCTTACTTAAATGAGAAAAAACCAAGATTAGAGCCAAATTACAGTTTTGATCTATGTCGTCTTGCTTGTTCAATATTTGATTACTTGGTTGAGGATTTTGATGAAATTAAAGATTTAAGTAAATGTACTGACCCAGTTAAACGTTTAATAGTTGAATGGTGTTTGGATGATAAAGGAATAAATATGTTATATAAAGGAAATGGAGTAGATAGATATCCTGACTTCAAACTATATAAAATGATTGCAAGATGTGTTCATAATCATACTCCACAAGCACAATTAGAGAGACCCGAATTTAAATCATATTCTAGTTTTAAAGGTGAAGTACCAAAAGACGTAATAGATATTGATAATATTTCTTGTTATATTTAAGAATTTAGAAAAATTTTTGTTATAAGTTCATAATAGAATTATATTTATATATATTATGAACGATTTTGGGTTTATTATTACAAGATGCGTAAATTCTGAAAAAACTAATAGATATTGGAATCATTCTGTAAAAATATTAAGATTTTTTTATCCAACTAAAAAAATTGTTATAATAGATGATAACAGCGATACTAATTTTTTAAAAGCTGATTTTGATTATAGTAACGTTGAAATAATACAATCTGAATTTCCAGGTCGAGGTGAACTATTACCATATTATTATTTTATTAAAAATAAATTTTTTGAAAATGCTGTAATAATACATGATAGTGTATTTTTTCATAAAAGAATCAATTTTGAAGTATTAAATGGTACAAATGTATTACCATTATGGTATTTTGATGGAGATAATGAAAATGAGTCGAATACAATAAAACTTATAGAAAATTTAAAAAATAAAACTATTATTCAAGATAAATTGAAATATAATGTTGTTGCTACATTTAGTATTATGAGTGATAAAAGATGGTCTGGATGTTTTGGTTGTCAATCTTATATAAATCATAATTTTCTTTTACATATAGAAAATAAATATAATATATCTAAATTAACACAAGTTATACAAAATAGAGCTGATAGATGCTGTTTAGAGAGAATTATGGGTTGTATATTTTGTACAGAATATCCTAGAACAAATACATCAAAATCAATATTTGGTAATATAATGAAGTATCCTTTGACAGGAAAATATACTTATGATATGTATGACACTGACTTAAAAAAAGGCACTTTAAAAAGAGAGGTTGTAAAAGTTTGGACCGGTCGCTGATACTACATGATGAAGGGAAAATCCTGAATTTTTGAAAAAAGTCGCCAAAAAAGGTCCCTTCATGTGTAGTATCGATATATGAAATTTTTCGGGGAAAGTTTTTTTGAATTTTCAATTTTGGACATTTATTTTTGTCCATTTTTGAAAAGTATGGATATTTTATGGAAAAATATAATTCTGTGACCATAATTAAAAATTAGCGTGTGGATACCAAAAAAATAATTTTCATTTTGTGATTGTAATTTTTAAAATTAAAACTTAAAAAAATCTTCTGTTTCTAATTTATGGAAACTTTAGGAAACAAAAATCAGCAAAAATCAGCGACAAATTTTTACTGTAAATATTGTGACTATAGTACAAGTAGAAAATGTAATTTTGACGATCATAATTTGTCAGCAAAACACAAAAAATCCATAAATGGAAACGATTTGGAAACTTTTGGCAGTAAAAATCAGCAAAAATCAGCGAATTCAAATTATTCATGCGAAAATTGTAACAAAGAATTTAAAACTCGTTCTGGATTATGGAAACATAACAAAAATTGTATTTATGAAAATAATAAAATCGAAAATATTGTAGATAAAAAAGATGAATTAATTGATTATCTTATGAAAGAAAATAAAGAAATAAAAGAATTAATTTTAGAATTAGCTAAGAAGGATTCATACAATAATTGTAATAATACTGTTAACTCACATAATAAAGCATTCAATCTTAATTTCTTTTTAAATGAAACTTGTAAGGATGCTATGAATATTATGGATTTTGTTGACTCTATTAAGCTTCAGTTAGCTGATCTAGAAAAAGTCGGTGAACTTGGATATGTTGAAGGTATATCTAATATTATAACTAAAAATCTTAAACAATTAGATGTTACTCAAAGACCTGTTCATTGTACAGATAAAAAGAGAGAAACAATTTATATTAAAGATGAAGATAAATGGGAAAAAGAGGATGAAGAGAAAAAGAAATTACGTAAAGTAATAAGAAGAGTTGCTTTTAAGAACCAACGTTTATTACCAGAATTTAAAAAAGAACATCCAGATTGCGGTAAATATAATTCAAAATTTTCAGACCAATATAATAAAATAGTAGTTGAATCAATGGGAGGACCTGGAGATAATGATTACGAAAAAGAGGAAAAAATAATAAAAAATATTTCAAAAAATATAATTGTTGATAAATAAATTTAATATTAATTTTAAATTTATTTATTTGTATATACTTTGAACAATCATGTTTTTCAAAGTTTCATCTGTTATACCTAGTTTAGTTAAACGCGTTTTAATAGATTTTCTCTCTTTTTCTAATAATTCATCTGGTAATATTCCTGGGA